TGGCGAGAATTTGTGAGGTGTGCGACTAGGTGGCAAAACAGTGTTTTGTAAACTAATGGCTTGGGTAGTGCCAAGAAAAATGATAACGTGTCCTATGGGATAGACATTTTTCAAAACTACCCACTTGACTCTTTTTTATTTATCGACTATAAACCTTTTATGAATTTTAAAAATCAATTATCAATTATCGAAACCCTTATTCAAGGTGATGAAATAGACACAAGAATAGATTGTCCATTTTGTAAAAATCTCAACACACTAACAATTAAAAAAGAAAATAGTAAACTTATGTGGTATTGTTTTCATGCCTCATGTAGTGCCAAAGGTAAAGTATCTAGTGAAGCTTCAATGGCTGATGTACTATCACTACTATCACGCACTAAAAAAAACGACACAGAAAAAAAAGTTTTTATTATTCCAAAAAATTTTGTTAGTGTTTTTTCTACAGATAAATGCACAGACTATCTTAAAAAAAACCATTGCATGCAATCATATATAGATGGTCGAGTTGACATACGTTATGATGTAAAACAACATCGTGCTGTCTTTATTATAAAGGATAAAAAAAAGATTTATGGTGCTGTTGGTAGAGGGCTAACCTCACAGGTATACCCTAAGTGGTTTATGTATGGTAATAAAGAGTATCCATTTATATGTGGCAGTAATGACATAGGTATTCTTGTTGAAGACTGTGCTAGTGCTTGTGCTGTATCTCATTTATATTCTGGTATCGCATTGATGGGTACAAGTTTACCAGAGAGTTATATACCTGTACTAAAAAAAAGGTTTAAGAAAATAATTGTAGCACTTGATAGAGATGCAACTACTAAGGCATTTGACATAGCAAACAAGTTAAGATATTATATAGATACTCAAGTAAAAATACTTGATGATGATTTAAAATATTACGGAAGTAATCAAATAGAAAGTATATTAAAATGACTGAAGAAATAAAAATACAAGAAGGTGTATTACATGTTGAGAAAAAAAATGTTTTTGGTAATGATTTAGTTTATCCAATTTGTAATCAAGCAAAATTATTAACATCACTAACAGGTCAAAAAACTTTGACACAAGATGCAATAAATATTATAAAAAGATTAGGTTATAAACTTAAACAGAAAGAAGTAATACTATGAATATATTTTTTTTAGATAAAGACCCATACAAAGCCGCACTTGCTTTATGTGATAAGCATGTGCCAAAAATGTTATTAGAGTCAGCACAGATGTTATCAACTGCAATACAACGTCATGAAGAAAATGTAGATAACCTATATCGTTCTGCATATCAAAAACACCCTATGACAATATGGGTTGGCGACAGTCGTCCTAATTTTAAATGGGCATTAGAAAATGCTGTGTACATTAATCATCAGTATGAACAACGCTTTAATAAAAATCATAAATCATGGGATGTTATTGAAACTATATATAATTTTGATTTAGATAAACACATACCAGAAGGTAATTTTGTTGCTCCACCACAATGTATGCCAGATGAATACAAACATAAAGATTATGTAACTGCTTACAGAAAATATTATCAAGGTGCTAAAGCTTATTTTGCAAAATGGCAAAAAGGTGTATTTCCTCCGGAATGGTGGGTGCATGTATAAGTTATTATTAATATTAATATTATTGTTTAATAGTGGTTGTGCTTTTATTGTAGCAAAAGAAACAGTTAAAGCTGTTGATATTATTTTAGAAGATAACCCTAACCCAGAAAAGAAAAAGAAAATATTAAAAAAACAAAAAACATTAAAACAAAAATCTAAAGAGTTTTATTGTAGTAAAGTAAAAGATGAGGAGAAATGTAATAATGTTCAATAAAATATTCCTTGACGCATTAATAGAATTTTTATATATTAACTTAAAAAGACAATCTGTCACAAAAAGTAAAATAAAGCAGTTATTCATTATATTTATAATAGGATGGCAAGCAGAAATAAGGAAAGTTAAAAATGTTAAAAAGAACTTATCGTAGAGGCCCAGATAAACAGATAGCTAATCGTGTGCCTACTAAAAAAAAGAAAAAAAGAAATTGTATGATGTGTTATAATCCATTTTTAAGTGAGGGTATTCATAATAGAATTTGTACTAAGTGCAAAGAAACTGAGTATTACCAAAGTGGTCAAGATTATTCTATGGTGAATTAAATGTGGAAATTAATTGATTGTGGTAGTTATCCTTGGTTTGTCAGAGAAACAAAAAAATATTTTTATTGTGTGTATGCTGTGACAGGTGAAACTAAAAAATTAAAAGTAAAACGAAATGAAATGCCAATGTACATGATGTCTTGTAGAGCATACTTAGGATACTTACGAACATGGCCACTTAGCACATCATCTTGTAGACTTGACAGAAAGGTTGCAAAGTTCTATATAAACTTATGGAAAAATAAAAATAAAACAAATGTAATGAAAGAAATAATTAAACAACTGCGAACCATATGATTGAAAAACAACTTATAAATTTATTATTAGATAAAGATTTTTATGAAGAGAATAAAGGTCGAGTATCTAAAACAATGTTTACCAATGGCACAGGTACATTGTATGAAACAATAACAAAAGCTCATGCTAACTCAGATACAAGTTTAAGTATTGATGAAATTGCTACATTACATACAGAAGTATATAATCCTGCTTTAACAAGAGTTGCAAGAGATAACTTTAGTGACTTATTAGAAGAGGTAAGAAATCAAAAACCTAATAAAAAAATAGCTGTAACTATACTAGAGTCACTGCATAAACAGGCAATAGCAAAACAGATTGCTGTAAAAGCAACAGAGATGTATAACAATACAAATGATACAACCTTTAATGATATACAAACATTAATAGATGAATCAAATGGTGTAAACAAAGAAGAGTATGAGAATGTTACAGATGATATACATTTATTAATTGATGCATTAAAAGATAATACGAAATGGAAATTTAATCTATCTGAACTTAGAGATAGAGTTAATGGGATTGGCGATGGTAATTTTTTAATTGTTTTCGCCAGACCAGAGAGTGGCAAGACCGCATTTTGGGTTAATATGGTCGCAGGTCAAGGCGGTTTTGCTTCTCAAGGGGCCAAAGTGTGTGCACTTATCAATGAAGAACCTGCAATACGAACGCAGATGAGATTGGTAAACGCACATACTGGTATGAGTTTTGCTGAGATAAAAAATAATCCTACAAAAGCAGGAGAGTCATGGGCTAGTATTAAAGATAACATGAGAATATTAGATACAGTTGATTGGTCATTAGATAAGATAGACTCATATGTAGCTAAAGAAAAACCAAATGTTTTAATTATTGACCAGTTAGATAAGGTACATGTAACTGGCACATTTGCACGAACAGATGAGAAATTACGGGCTATTTATACAGGAGCAAGAGAGATTGCTAAAAGAAGGAGTTGTGCTTTGATTGGTATATCACAAGCATCTGCAGATGCATCTGGTCGTTTAGACTTGACATTTGACATGATGGAGAATAGTAAGACAGGAAAGGCGGCAGAAGCTGATGTAATTATTGGTGTTGGATTTAGTAATAATTTAGATGTAGACCAAGATTTAAGAAGTGTTGCTGTTAGTAAAAATAAAATAACAGGATATCATGGCAAGATAACTTGCAAGATTATTCCAGAATTATCGAGGTACATAGATTGATTACAGTATTTGACATAGAAACATCTTATCAAGTTATTGATGGTAAGAAAGACCCTTCACCTAAACACCCAGATAATTTTATTGTTAGTATTGGTATTAATGATGAATATTTCTTTTTTAAGCATTCAGAATATAATGGGCCAATATATAAAAAAGAAATACAAGATATCTTAGATGATACAACATTACTTGTTGGGCATAATATAAAATTTGATTTGCTATGGCTATGGGAGTCTGGTTTTAATTATAAAGGTAAAATATATGATACTATGATTGGTGAATATGTTTTAGGTAGAGGTTCTAAACAAAGTTTAAAATTAAAAGATTGTTGTATAAGACGTAATGTTAGTCAAAAATCTGATGCAACAGAACAGTATTTAAAACGTGATGTATCTTTTGAAAACATACCTTTGCGTATTGTTGATGAATATGGTAGGCAAGATATACAGGCAACTAGAGCTTTGTTTCAATCACAAATGAAAGATTTTAGATTACCTAGAAATAAAGTATTACTTGATACTGTGCGAATCATGTGTCAATTTTGTGCCATACTAACAAAGATGGAAAGTAATGGTATACGAATTGATATACCTAAATTAAATGAAGTTGAAAAAGAATTTCAATTAGAGCATGATAAGTTGCGTACTGAAATTGATACTATAATACATGATAAGATGGGAGATACTAAAATTAATCCATCAAGCCCAGAGCAATTATCTATGTTAATTTATGGAACTAAAGTTGTAGATAAAAAAGGTTGGGTAATGGATTTTAATATTGGTATTGATAAGTATACTAAGAAACCAAAGAAACGCCCACGTATGACTAAACTAGAGTTTAAAAAAACATTAATGATGTATTTAATGCCAATATTTAAAACAAAAGCATTACAATGTACTGAGTGTAAAGGTAAAGGTTATATACAAAAATACAAAGTAAATGGAGATAAATATAAAAATATGTCTAAGTGCCCAACCTGTAAATCAGAAGGTGTTATATATAAAAACACAGAAGAGAGAGCAGGATTTGGAGCACGAGCACAGTTTGTTTCTGATGCATCTGAGGGTGGTTTTAAAACAGATAGAATTACACTACAAAGATTAGCATCACAAACTGAAGAACTAAATAATTTTGTAAGTAAGATTACAAGATACAATGCATTAGAAACTTATCTATCTACGTTTGTAGAAGGTATAAAAAAACATACAAAACAAGATGGTTTTTTGTATCCTAATTTTATGCAATGTATTACAAGAACAGGCAGGTTGTCGAGCCGTGACCCTAACTTCCAAAATCAGCCACGAGGTGGTACATTTCCTATTCGTAAAGTAATTACATCTCGATTTGAGAATGGTAAAGTAGCGGAAATAGATTATGCACAGTTAGAGTTTAGGACAGCAGTATTTTTAGCACAAGACGAGCAAGGCATGAAAGATATAGAAAATGGCGTAGATGTGCATCAATATACTGCAGACATTATCGGTGTGTCTAGACAGCACGCTAAAGGGCATACCTTCAAACCTTTGTATGGGGGTATGTCTGGAACCGATGATGAGAAAAGATACTATGATGCTTTTAAAGAAAAATATAAAGGTATTACATTATGGCATGAAAAATTACAAAATGAGGCATTAAAATATAAAATGATTACACTACCAACAGGCAGACAATATGCATTTCCAACAGTAGAAAGAATGCCTTGGGGTGGTACAAGTTTCTCTACACAGATAAAAAATTATCCTGTGCAGGGATTTGCTACTGCAGATATAGTTCCATTAGCTTGTATTAATATACAAGAATTAATTGATAAACATAATCTAAAAAGTATGCTAATAAATACAGTTCATGACTCTGTTGTGGCTGATATACATCCAGATGAAGAGACCCAAATGGTTGCTGTAATGCGTGAGGGTGCGGCAAAAGTAATTGAGTCTTTAAAAAATATATACAATATTGATTTCAATGTTCCCCTAGATACTGAAGTAAAAATTGGCTATGATTGGTTAAATTTAGATGTAGTAGAATAATGTGTTGACAATGAGTGTCAATATGTTAGAAATAATTATAAATAGATATACTTGGAGGTATATATATGACTGAATTACAAAAATATGATTCCTTATCGAAGGAAGAAATAATGAGAATGACAGGTCAAGAAGATGACTCTGGCTCTGGCTCATTAGTATTACCAAAACTTGCTATAAATAGAGTTGGTGAAGATGATGATGGAAATAAATTAGAGGTGGGAACATACTCGATTTATGATACTGTATCTGAACAAAAAGTTTATAGTAAAAAAGGCAATGGCCCTGTGCTATTTAGACCTTTTATACGAGGCTATCAATACATGGAGTATGATGCTGAAACAAACACCTATCCAAACTACTCAGTGATTTTTAAATCATGGAAAGATGAGGCATTGGATATTAGTGGGGGTATAAAATGTGGTAAAGTTCCATATAAAGAACTAGATAATTTAACTAGTGAAGAAGCGGCAAGGCAGAAAAATATAAAATGCTATACTTTAGCATATGGATTATTAAATATGCATGCTGTTACTGGAGCAGGAGAGGAAGTAAATGTAGAAGATTTACCTTGTCTTTGGCGTACAACTGGTATGAATTTTAGACCTGTTAATGAGTCTATTAAAAGTATCAAAAATCGTGGTAAACTTATTCAAAATACAAATCTTCTTCTTTCAACAAAGAGAAAAAAACATGGAAC